GACAACGGCGTGACATTCACGCGTGCCAAGGCAACACCTGCGCTCGAGCGCAGCGACGAAGAGCGCTTCTTCCGAAGTGGACCCAGCGTTATTTTCGAAGATGGCGTCTTCAAGATGTGGTACTGCGCCGGCTCGGAGTGGGAAGAAATCGATGGCAAACCGATGCCTGTTTATGAGCTTCGATACCTTGAGTCGAGCAACGGAATCCACTGGGGACCACGTGGTCGCACGGCGCTCCCTCTGACTGGTGCCGATGAACATGGATTCGGGCGCCCTTGGGTGATGCGCGACACAGATGGCTTGTCGATGTTCTACTCGGTGAGACGCCGATCTATGCGCGCATACCGCATGGGCTTTGCCAAATCGATGGATAGCGAGATCGAGTGGCAGCGAAAGGATGAAGAACTTGGACTTGACGTCACCAAGGGCTCTTTCGACTCCGATGCAATCATGTACGCGGCCGCCATCACCGCGCATGGCAAGACATGGTGCTTCTATAACGGCAACGACTTCGGACGCGACGGGTTCGCCCTCGCCGAGTTAATAAGCCGTTAGAGATTAACTTCCTTCCGGATACGGAGGTTGGACTGGAAGCGGCAAGGTCGAATCGCCTGACTCCGCACTGATAATCGCCCTTAGCGCCTTTCGATAATCAGCCCAGGCTGGTGGAACTGCGATGGAGTTTTCGTAGCATCGCAGGACGGTAATGTCCGAATCTGCGAGCGCCGTCTGTGCAGATGCTCTGTAGGTTGACCACGATGGCTTGTTCGGATCGTGCGCTGCGTAGACCGCCTTCACGCCATCAGAAACGGCTTTAGGCGTGTCGTCGAAAAAATATAGATTACCTTGCGCGTCCCAACCAAAGTGCCCGCCAACGAGACCACCGTGGCCGGTCAGATCGTCGAAGAATGACGGGCCGATTTCTTTCTGCGGCATTGCTAACTCCTGTAGGCTCAGCCAAAAAATGACACGTCGGTTTGAATCAGCGCGACTTGCCACGTTCCGCCATTAGCACCAGCGTTGGCGAGTAGCAGCGTTGTGTGCCCACCCTCGTTCGGTATCAAAGCGCCTGCAACAGTTCCATCCACCAAGCCCGCTCCGCCAAACATGCTTGACCATGTTCCGTTCATTGTTTGCTGCGCTGCTGGCGTCACGGTATTCCCCACAGAATCGATGGCAAGACCGTACTGCACACTGCTGGCGGTGGCCGTGGTGAGCGTGAGCGTGCCGTTGTAAACTACTTGAGGGACGTCATCCGCCCACATCATGAATCGCGCGCGATAGGCAGTATTGACTTCGGCAGAAACGGTCGTGGTGAAGTTTGTCGAGCCGCCAACCACAGCTGCGCGGCGAACGCGCCGGTTAAACCAGTTCAAGCACCACCGGAACGCATCACTGTCAATGAAGCCGGAACCGTTGACCATGAACATGCCAACGAGCGTGAGGGCCGTATTGCCTGTCTGCGTGGCAATGCCGTTGCTCTGGATCGTGTACCCAACTTGACTGGCGACGAGCGCGGGAACACCGCCCGCGACTTGAACGTAGGCGTAGTAGACGGGTTGCGCAGTACACCCGGATTCGCTGCCGCTAGCGTTTGCGTGCGTCAGTGCAAAGCTAAACGTCGTGCTACTGCCAACCGCGGTGACAACGTAGGAGCCGTTCGCTCCGATCGCCTCATTCTCGATATAGACGCGCGAACCTACTGAAAGACCGTGCGCAGTCGAAGTCGTAAGCGTCATCACGTTGGACGTGATGCTATACGACGACACAGCGACCGGGCCTAGCAGGCCAGCGTTAGACAAGGTCAAGCCTGCGCCCGGGATCTGCACCGGCGCGCCATTCACAAGGATCACATTTCCGTTGTATGCGCTGAGCAGCAACTGCGTCGAACTAACAACCGACAGGCGGCACTGCCCGATTCCTTGCTGCCCCAACTGCATAGCATGCTGGCTCTGCGTGGCGGGGGCGACCTGAAGGGCATCGACGTTGACGTTCGTGCCGTCGCCGCGGATTTCGACAGATCCGCCCTGCGCGATCGTAAGCGGGGTGCCCGATGCAGTCAGCATCTGCGTCGTGAAAGCGCCCGTCGTGCTATTGACGACATACCACGTGCCGACAAGCTTCGGCATCGTCAGCTGGACATTCCCCGTCAGCGTGCCGGTCAGGATGATGATCGACTTACCGAACTGCGCCGGCGTCAGCGTGACATTGGCATTCGTGAGCGCGATCGTCGTGACGCCATAGTTGTCGACCGGCGCCCAGTTTGCCGCGCTGCCATCCGTTGCATCTGGATTCGTCGTGTTGTTGTCGGCAACGTTCAGCCACATCCCGTCGCCAGCCAGATTGACGAGTACCGCGCCCTTCGGATATCCGCCAACGGAAGTCGAGAATGCCGAGTCATACTTGAACGAACCTCCAGCGGACTGCCATTGCTGGATCGCGGTGATGAGGTTCAGGATGCCGTTGAAGTCAGCCCCCGCCGGCGGAACGCCACCCGAAGCAAGCGGCGTCATCGTCAGCGGCGGGAAGCCATCGGTCAAAGAAGCGGCCCCAGGCGTGATGCCGATCTGCGATGCGGTCGGGATCGTGTTCTTCGTGCCGCTGTTTGCAAACGGAAGCGGCACCTTCGATGGGATATTCGAGGCTTGCATGTGTGTCCTGATAGGCAACAAAAAAGCCCGCTCGAGGCGGGCTTGATGTGGTAGTGGCTAGATTCAGGCTGCGTTGAGCAGGCCCGTTGCTTGATTGAAAAGCACGCCGTGGCCAAAGGTCTGGTAGACCTGGCCTTCCTTGAAACCGAATGTGTTCGGCAGATCCACTTGCAGGATCTTCGCGTTCACGGCTGCCGGCCTCGGCACTGCGCCTGACTGAGTGAGGATCGCAATCTCATACGGGTACAGGGGGAACTCGAACGTGAAGCGCATCTGCATGCTTCCCGTATCGCTCACGTAGCAGCGGCCGCGCCCAGCAAACAGGTTCTGCAATAGCTGGTTTAGGCTTCGAGCCGAGCATTGCGAGATGTTCGCTAGCGCCTTCACAAGGATCAGCGTGCGGTAGGCTGGGTCGGCCAGCGCATAGGTGTTCGTGGCGACAGAGCCGTTATAGAACGGTGCTTGTCCGAACGGCTGGTAGTTCAACCCTTCCTTAAACCCCATGTTTGTCGTGCCTGCGGGGATCGTCAGATTCCGCGACACACCGACAATCTTCCCCCAGTAGTCCAGCCCGAATCCTTGCGCGGTATCGACGTCCCAAACCATCGAATAAAAGGTGTCGAGATCAGCCCTTGGATCGATGTACTGGTTGAAGTTGGTGACGAGCTGGACGATCGTCGGGCTATTGGCGAACTGCGCCAGAATGGTCTGGTCGAGATTCTGCATGGCTAAACCAGCGTCACAGAGATGTTCGCGGCGGTTACCGTGGGCGTCTGGTCGATACCAACCGTCAGCGAACTGAGCGTCGCGCTAGTTGTGCCGATAAGGAGCGACAGGATTGATACATTCGCTGCCACCGCGGAGACTGGCGCGTAATAGCGGCTCGCAAAGATCGTCGATCCGATGCGCGCACGCGTTCCGCCATCGCCGCCAGCAAAGGCTGAAATGATGGCGTTCTGCACCAGAGAGACGATGTTCGACGGCAGGCTTGCGTTGTTCGCGATCTGCACCGAAAAAAGGATCGGTTGCGCGGTCGGAATCTGATATTTGACCGTGTAGGTCGGGTAAGGAATGTTGTACCCACTCGTGTCTGTCACGGTCACCGACGTGTTGCCGTTGTAATCGGCTCCGCAGTCTTTACGCAGCCAGATCGCGTTGGCGATAGCTGCGGAGGCGCCACCGACTGCCGCCACATAGATCGAGTGAGGCAGCAGGCTATAGTTCGTCGCCCCCAACGTGATAGGCGAGCTAGTTGTGTTCTCTGCGACGTAGACGTCCAGCACACCGCTGACTGCGAAGACGTTCGCATAGATCGATGGCAACGATCCCTTGCCGTTCAGCGCAACCGATTGTTTCCGCCGATATTCAAACGCTGCACGGGTTTCGACATTCTGACCAACGACGCCAGAAACGAGTGTCGCCGTGTCCCAACCGATGATAGTCTTGTAGATTGAGACTGACGCCGGAACGGCGGTCGGACCTGTTGCCGTGCATGCAAAAGAAAGGGTGATGGATCCACCGGCCGGGATCGTGCCGGCCTGCGTGCACGAGTAGATGTTGCTGTTGCCGTCCGAGACCATTGCGCCGACTGGAATCACCGTTCCGGCGAGTCCAACGCAAGTCACCTGAATTGTTGTCGGCAACGCCGGATTGCGATCCAGGAAATAGATCCGCGCAATCGCATCCTGCATCCGGCCATCGGCCACGTCAGGGTTGATTTGGTTGACGTACTCGGCGAGCAGGTTGTTCTTGTCGCCAATGATGGCGGCCATGCTTTGTGCGAGCTGCCCTTGCGGCGTATTGAGCGCCGGGTTGACGTCGCCACCAAAGGCCGCATTGATGTCGGCAGAAACACCAGCGAGGATGTCGGCTTCGGCGGGCAAAACGAGGCCCGTCGTGCCGAACGTGACGTCCGGAACGTTTGTCGTGGTAGTCATCGATTTTAGAAGCTGACGCTCTGCGTTTGGCCGGTGGTGTCGGTAATCTGGATTTGGCCTGTTACGGCGCGTCCGCTAAAGCCAGTGATGAGGCACGTCGCCTGAGCCACGCCCTGGACCTTTGAGGCCTCCTGCTCTATCAGCGACTTGATCAGCGCGGCCGGCGGCCATTCGCCAAGAATCTCGCTGAAGTAGGGCACTCCTAATGTGTTGTCGTACCAGCATTCGCCCGCGAATGTGCGGACGGCCGTCGCGACGTCCTGAGCGATTCGGTAGGGTTCATCGGCAAGCGCGATGTTTCCGTGTGCGTCGAGAACGAGATCCCACGCAGCGGTGTCGAGAAGGAGTGTCTTCATTCCGCTTGGACGATGGAGGTCTGCGAGTTGGCGGGCGGCGTTGTCGTTGGCGCGCCAGTGTTAGCTCCGCCATTACCGTTGGAATGAACGTGGGTGCTGGCCCAGGTTGCGAACACGCTATTGAGCAAGGCCTTCAGTGCAGCCCCGCCGTTTTGCAACGCAATGGTGCCGGCTTTGATCACGGCACTGGCCGCCGTTATTGTGGCGGAGCCGGTCGCAGTAACCGTGACGTTTCCGCCGGCATTTATTGCAACGGTATTCGGCGATACAACATTGATCCCGGAGCCGGAGAACTGCAGATACTGTGTCGGCGCGCCGTTCAGTACGCCGCCAATGTAAAGACCATCAGCCATGTCAAAGCGCCGCTTTGATCCGGGATTCGCAACACCTTTGGCCGTCTTGACAGCCGAGATGTCCCGATCGGCAAAGACGCAAATTCCGATGTCGCCGACCTGCGGGTCTAGGATGATGGCGTTCGCTCCGCCCTGAAGACGGAAGTAGGGGATGTTGTGGACAACACCGTGAGGCATTGCGCCGTTGCCGCCGTCGATCTGATTCACTAGCGGCAGCACGTCCACAAAACCTACTGGCGCGATACCTCCAGAGTTGGTCACCGCCTTGACCTGAACAAGCGTCGCCGTGCTGATCTGGTTCAGGATCTGGCGAATAACAAAAGCGTGCGTGTTGTATTCGGACGTGGCCGACGACGGGTTCTGCGCGCCCTGATAGCCGAATTGTCCACTCATTTAAGTCCCGTCTCTGTGGCAGGAAAGCACTGGATCTGGGTGAACCATGCGCCGCCCGGTCTTTCGCATTCAAGGGCGTGATTGACATTGCTCACGTTCCACAATCCCGAAGCCATGGGAATGGAACTGTTGACCTGTACCTGGCCGCCAATCTGGATGCTCGGATTGAAGGCCATTGTGAGCGCCATGCCATTGCTTGAGAACGCCGGATACCCGACAAGCCCGGAGTCGGGGCCGATCACCGGGATACCGCCGGCTCGCGCGCCCGTCTTGGGCCATATGGCTAGCGTCCCCTTATCCAGTGCACATCGAATGTCGGCCGCCCGTGCACATGCCTGAACCTGCTGCCACGCCGTACCGGGGAAGTATGGATTCGAAAGCTGCGCGCTTACGCCGTTGTTCTCGAAGACAGCGCCCATCGTTGCTGCGAGTGCCTGCAGGATCGTCGCGACATCCGCTGAACCTTGGAAGCCCGTGGGTGGCACCGGCTTTACCGCATCGAGAAGACCTGCAAAGCCGGTGAGATTGAACGACACATCAGGCGCGCCCTGATAGTCGCCCCATGCTTCATTGATGGTGCCAACGAAAATTTCGCTCAGACCATGGACATCGTCGCCCGCAGAAATTCGCACGGTATTCTTCGCGCGAATCTCGGTTGCGATCGGCCCGATGGTCGTCAGACGGTTGATGAGATCAGCTTTCAGGCCGTACATGCGCATCTGCAGCGCACCCATCGATTCCCCGCCAGCGCAGCCGATATTGACGACTGTACGATGCCCCGTGAGCGTCACCGTGTCTGATCCGTCATCACCGAACTGGCCTAGACCAAGCGTGATGGTCACGGATATTTGTTTGCGCGTGAAACTCATAGGTCCGTCGTTTCAAGGTAGACCAGTTGATACCTGGAGCCGAAACCAGAGTTCGTTGGGTCGCTAGTGCCCTGAGTGTCGAAAAAGCACAGGTCACCGGAAAATCCGAGGTACGACTCTCTCACCAGCTTCACTCGGTCACGACAGAGCACTGCGGTCATGATCGGAGCGTTGTTCACGTAAAGATCGAGAAACACGCCCGTCGACTTCTCATAGACATTAATCTGGCAATTCTGCGAGCCCAGAAGCACGTTTAGTGACTGCGAGGGCGTCGCCGACAAGGGGATCACGAGCATCGTTAGACCACGGTGTTAGGCCCGAACAGGGCAGATTGCGTCGATGTTGGCGCGGTGGCTTGCACCTGCCCGAAGTTATACGGGCTTGCGGCGCCAACGCTCGATGTCTGGCTGGAGTCGATAGGCGCTGCACCGCTGCTCGAATAGGCCGCCTTCGCGATCTGGCGAATCTCGCGCAACGAGAGTTCGACTACGATCAGGCCAGCGCCGTTGTGCACCTCGCGCCGATAATCGTAGCTTGCGATATTTGCGCTCAGATACGTCGCCTCTGGCGTGACCACGCTGTATAGGTTCGTAGACTTCGCCGCGACGTCGATCGCAGCCAGGAAAGCTGTGCGCGACGCCTCGTCTTTGCCGCACGAGAGACGCACGCGCGCTTCGTAAGGCGTCGCCACCTTGTTGTATGAAGCGAACGCGCCTTGCTCCACTGGATAATCGGAAATGCGTGAGTCGTTCCGGTAGTCGACGCCCAGAAATGAATCGGCGATAGCGACCGGGTTCAGGCTCGTGTCATAGACGCCCCACCGCGGCGCGAGGAAGTTCGACAGCGAGCCGAACTTCTCGACGACCGCGATAGCGCCGGCAACAGCCGTCCCGACGTTCGAGACCTTGCGCAGCAGAGCCGGAACGCCCGCAACGTTGGGCACATTCGGGAAAAGAATGTTTGGCATCAGCTAAGACCCGTGTTGGCATTCGCCGCAAGCATCGGATTCTTTGAGAAAGCGAGTTTGGCATCACGCGCAATCCCGTTGGCATCCGTCGCCTGTGTCTGGATCGTCATGTTGGCGATGTTGACTTCGCTGGAACTGCTCGAGCTACGGTTGCCGGCAGCTGCGCGGGCGCTTTGCAGAGCTTCGGTCATCTGCGCGACAGAGATCGACGCCTTGTTGTTGCCGACGCCTGCATAGTGGCTTTGGCCAGTACTCGGATCGGCCACGCTGGCCCATTCCATCGAGGCTGACTTGATCGCCGCGCCGATGTTGTCGCTCTTGCCGTTGATGTAGTCGCCGATCGCCTTGCGCTTGTTGTTGACGAGGTACTGCTCGAAGATCTTGTCCTGCGTGCCCTTGTCGAACTTCTCGTCGCCCTTCAGGCCGAGCGTCTTGACCGCATCAGAGAGCGTGCTGCCGATCAGCTGATACTTGCCGGCAGCGTTGAACTTGCCAGACTTCTGCGCGGCCATCACCTCGGCGACAGTCATGTTCCCGAGGTCTTCCGTGCCGGCCTTGTAGCCGCCTTTGGCGCCGCGGTTCACGCTGTTGTAGTCGCCCTCGCCCTTGGAGATGAGGGCGCCGAACGCGCCATCGGCAATTCCCTTGCCAGCACTCGATACGACCTGCTTGACCTGCGCGACCGTCGAAGCCGCTGCATCAGCCGCTGCGGGCTCGGCTGTATCGCCCTTGCCGGTGATCGCATTCCAGATCGTCTTCGCCCGGCTTTTCACCCAGTCGAAGGCCGCAGTGAATGCGCTCTTGAATGCGGAGAGAATCGCGGGGCCGAGATTCTTGATCAGCCCGACCCAGTCGGTGAAGTATGTTCCGAGGTCACCAACGAGAGCACTCCATGCCTTGCGGATGTCGCTGGCATTACCGGTGAACAGCGCGAAGACCAGCTTCACTACATCCTTGACGGCATTGACCCAGTCGAGAATGATCTTCTTGAAAGAATCGAACGTCGAACCGAACGTCGTCTTGATCGATGCCCATGTGTCGGCGAAGAACTGGAAAAATCCAGTCAGCGAGGATTGCCCGCCGTTCATCCAGATCATCCACTGGTCGTACACGTACCCGATGCCGGCTGCCACCGCCAGCACGGCCACGGTGAGCGCGATCACTTCGGCCATTGGAATCACGATCGCAATGGCGAGCGCAGTGAAGAACCCTACGACCGCATTGCCATGGCTGGAAGCCCAGTCGGACAACAACGACAGCTTGTCCGCGACGAACTGAAGCGCCGGGCCGGCTTTCCCGGACAATTCGCCCATCATCCGGTTGCCGATGCCTTCGAGGCTCGTCTTGAAGTCATTCCACTTCGCGTTGAGCGCCGCCATGCGCTTGATCTGGTCATCATTCAGGCCGATCAGTTTCTGCTGGGCATCGACTTGCGCCTGCAATGCTGCAGGGCCAGACTTGAGCACGGCGAACTGCGCGTCGCTCAGGCCCATCTGCATCGCGCGGGCGCGGGCAAGCGCCGGGTTGATGGCGTTAAGTTTTTCCAGTACGCGCGCTTCTTCGAGCACCATCTCACGCGGGCCCTTCAGCGCCTCGTTGACGTTTCCACCAGCCATGGCAATGCCCTTGAGCGCTTCGCCCATGCCCTGACCGGTCTTCAGCTTGCCGATTTCATTGGCAGCCGAAGTAAAGAGACTCGTTGCGTCCGATGCCGATGCGCCTGCGCGCTCAAACGTCTTCTGCCAAGCCTGCACGCCACCCGCCGACATCTGAAGATTGCCGGCGAGGTTCTGAAGCTGTGCGCTCGATGACAGCGTGTCCTGCACAAACGCCTTCAGCCCCATGCCGGCGGTGAAGATTGCCATCACTGACAGCGCTTCGACCTTGATCGCGGAGAAGAAGGACGCGGCCTGCTTGCCGCGGGCCTCCAGTTCTTTCGCCGTCTTTGCCGCTTCGCCGGACGTCTGCTTCAGCGACTTTTGAGCATCGTCAGAGCCTTGCTTGAACTTTGACGCGTCAAGCCCGAGCGTGACCACCAGCGCATCGATCACGCTTGCCATATCAATCTCCGACCTTGTTCAGAATGTTTTCGTTATGGGTGTCGACGATGGCTATCTCGATGAGATCCCACATGTCCTCAGATCCATAGACGGTGTCGAGCTCGTGCAGCGTAGCCAGGCGCCGCGAGATGACCATACCAACGGCGCGAGGCACGTTGGCGTAGTCGATCAGCTTCACATTCGATGTCGGGCCACCAACTCCAAGATCTAGTTGGCGCCGCGCGGAAAAAAACTCATGTGCAGCTTGAAGAGTTCGATGCGTAGTTTCAGGCGCGTCGTGACTTCCTCGATGTCATCTTCGATCAACACGCGCGTCACGCTGGGCTTCGACGGGTCAGGCAGGATGCTGATGCACTTAAACATCTCTTCGATCAGCGGTTCCGCTTTTTCCCACGGCAGACCGCCGAACGCCTGGACGCCCAGACGGGCCACGCCAGCAAGGCCGGCCGTGGCGATGTCATCGGGCACTTCGACTCCGGATGCGGCGAGAGCGGAGAGTGCGCGCAGCGCCCAGCGCTCAGCCTGGGAGGCAGCCATCTCGGTCAGGATGAAGACTTTGCCTTTGTCGCGGCCTTCATCCGTCACGGTGTAGGTGAGAGTCTTGCGCGCCATCAGATAGGTGCTCCCACGCACGATTCCCATGTGATCGAAAATTTACGCGGCTGCAGGACTTTTTTTGCGTCCGCGATCGGCGTGTAGCTCGTCAGGATGCCGTTGGTCAGCACATACGACTTGCTCACGCTGGGAAGGCGAATGATGGCGCTGGCGAAATAGACCTCTTTTGCGGTCTGTTGCGACGTCTGCCAGATCTCGAAGATGACGTTCGAGGCGCTGTCAGCCTGAAGCGAGATGTTCTGCTTCAGGGGGACCGGCGTATAGCCAGCCGACAGCTTGCCGTCTACGCCCATCATGACTTCGGCAGGGGTGATCGCCTCAGTGTCGAAGATGTCGTCGGCAGCAAACCCTTGGAGCTGCTGCGGCACCGGGAAAAGGCCAGTCACCGCGAGCATGTAGACCGCGTTGGCGGAAGTGATGGTGTTGCTCATTGATTATTCTCCGGATTACTGCACGACAATCGATGCGAGGGTCAACTGCTGGACTGCGCCGCCGTCCATGTACCAAAGGGTCATAGGAGGCGATTGACGTGCGCCGCGGACCTGCGCAGTCGCCGGGAGAATTTGCAGATACCATCCGCGGGTCGACAGTGTCTGGTCGATCGCAAGGCCGGCGGCCTGGTTGACTTCTGCCGCCTGCAGCGTCGATAGCGGAACGCCTGCGCGAATCGCGCCGAAGTTGAGTGCCGCCTTGATCGGGTCAGCACATGCCGCATCGATCAGCGCATAACCCGCCGTGTTGTACGGAACCGACGTCACTTGCGTGAGCAAGGTCATCATCGCGAGTTGAAGCTGGCTGTTCATCCAGACTTCGTTGATGTACTCGTCAAGCCATGTGAACTTGCCGCCAACCGAGCCAGGATAGAAGAACGTAAAACCCTGGTTGGCAGTGGCATACGCGCCATAGAAGTTATAGCCGTTAGCCTGCAGCGTGTTGGCGGTCGTCTGGTCGGCCACGACCGCGGCGAGGCCGCTTTGCGACTTGAATGCAAACGTGATTCGGCCGTTGGTACGCGTGAAGTCGATCGATGCGATGGAGCCGAGTACAAATGCAGCGATCGGCGGGAGCATCGCGCCGAGCGTTGAGCCGGCTGCTGCAGCGGTGACTGCGGACCCGCTGATCGGCACCGAACCCGAGTACGAGTTAGCGATAACCTGTGCACCAAAGCTCGTGGTGTTGCCCGAGACGACAGCGTTGGCGTCGGTGTCGTACTGGACGTAGGCGTAGCGGTTGTTCTGAGCAGCCGTCCAGGCAGCGAAGGCAATCTTGTCGGCAATGACCGGCTCGAAGATGGGCATGAATGCCGCCCAGTTCTGCGTGACGCCAATGATCGCGTTCATCGCACTTGCCGGAGTGGCGGCGATCGCACCCTGAGAGAGGGCTGCCCCAGTCGCTGACGTCAGATTCAGCCCTGCCGCCAGCGTGCCTGTGGCGAAGCTCATGGTGGACGACGCGCCCGTGGTGCCCGAAGTGACAACGAATGCCGCGCGCTGGCTGTCATACGTCACGGTCGGGCCGGACGTGAAGGCCGCGGTGATCATCGTCGCCGCATTCGAAAAGCTCGTCGCACTCGACAGATTGACCGAACTCGACGTCTTGGCGGCGCCGTCAACCGTCACCGTCAGGGTGCCCGACAGCGCCTGCAACTGGGTGAGCGTCATCGCAGCCAGCGAGCCGCCACGCAGATAGGCGGCCACAGGAGCGGTCGGGTATTGCGAGAACAGCAGGTTGCCGGGTTTCTGCGTGGAGTTGTCGAAGCCGCTGAAGTAGTTCGCGGCGAGCGACGCTTCGGACGAGGCGGCGCCGAAAAAATTTGCAACTGCCAACTGGCTGGCGAACGGCTGCACGGTTCCGATGGGAATGGCCGTGTTCGTCGTCAGCATGAGGCCATTGAGGACGAGCGCATTTCCGCCGGCACTGATAACGCCAGGATTTACGCTAACTATCGCCGAGGCGGGAATCGTCATTTTTGCTCCACAAATGAAAAACCCCGCCGAGGCGG